GCGCTAGTGACCTTGAGAAGAGAATATGCTAGGATAAAAGATATTAAAACCTCTTGTAGACTCTTCTCTCTCGATTTCTCGAGTAGTACAACTGTAGAAACTTGTAACCTTGGGAAAATTGTTCCCATACAGAGCGATGAACGCCCTACATGGGTTGAAAACCAAGGTCATAGTTTTCTAGAGCGTTCAGCTCGAAGGTAATAGCATTAGATTGCTCAATTGCAAAATTGCATACCTACCACACGGTCACCATGTGGATTTAAAGTGCACTTGCAGCAGGATCGCTTTGCAAGTATGCTACCGGAGCACCAGTGAAGAACCCTAATGTAAAGTCCTCACCAACACTGCAATAAGCACGAATTGACGTGACGTCAGCAGTTGGATTTGCATCGACGTAGCAAGTCAGATCATGAAAGAAATTTCTGGTGTCCCCTCCAGTTACGTCCCCGTTTTTGGCAGGAACGAAACGTTCTTCTGTATAAAATGGCAATTCAACCTCCAAAGCGGCATTCTGCTGGATAGGCGTAACATGCGCGCCTGGCCATCCAGATCCAGCCGTTGGAAGTTCTGCTGCCACCCTTTGAGAAACTGTTGTTCCAGTACCCAAAGGGACAATTGTTGATTGACTGTACACACTTACTGTGGAAGGATCTCGTTCTACACCCATGTAACCGATTGTATCAGCTCCGCGAACGACACTTCCTGTGTACAAATATTTCCACCTAATACCACCCCTCCGACAAGTAAATGCAGGGGTGACATAGTTCAACATTGTCATCTTTGCAAAATTATATGGAGTGGGGTCAACAGGTGTTGTTGCTTGATGTTTAGCTCCAGAGGCATAGCCTCTATACATCGGAAAATTGCTTAATACCCATCGGTTAAAACCCGAAGAGCCCGAAGGCGCTAAGGAATGCAGATAACAGTAACGCTTCAAACATTGTCGAAAAGAAGTTACTGGATCACCGAAAAAGACATCAAGTGTATGATCAGTGCATGTGAGCTCGGGTCCCATCGTTTCCGTGGGCTCGAGTTTCATTGGAGCAGACTCATCAGGAGTAAGATCTGCATCCGGTTGGGACATTTCACCCGATTGTGGAATGTATTCACCAGATTGAGGTGTGTACCATGATAATGCCTGAATATCTAAATCAAATGGATTTGCAACCTCAAAATCTTCCCCTGCTGATACGAACACATTAACACTAACGTCATTATTGGCAGTAGAATTTGGAACAGTGAGTTCGTTAACTACATATACAGAAAGAATACCATTCGCCGTTTTACCTGGCGCACTTCCTAATTTTGTAGTATTATAGATGGGGCCACCATTAGCAGTCATATTCCTATGTTGCAAGAAAGACCACTGTTGACCCCATCCGATTTCAACGGTAAAGTCCCTCTCTTTTGCCAAATCAATAATGTGCGTGTAATTTGTGTTATATTCATTGGATAAAGGATAAGATGGATCGTATACTATCTTCAACCTTCCTTTATGAAAAGATGAAGCAACAACCTGAAAACGAAATTTCATCGTACCTCGCCAATGTTTAAACGGTAAAGCAGCAAAACAACAAGCGGGCATGTGAAACTCCTTGACTGTTGCTGGAGTCAATTCGCTCCAAATAACAGGAGACACTTCAGTATTCCATAGAAGTGTCTCTGTGCTATCAGCGACTTGCCAACCAAATTGAGTCAAATAACTTTCTCTCATGGCAATAGATTTGATTGTCATCTCATCCGTGCCATCAAGACCAAAAGTCCGAGTGTCACAAGTTAGTTCCTGTTTTGCGTCCAATGTGAGCTTCGTACAAGAATCCGGTAAATTAGTATTAGCTAAATTGCCCATATAAGTGGGACGATATGGGACAATATCATTAATAACTGCCGGTCGCGAAAAGCCAAAAGTTTTAGCTATTGACGACAAGGCATTCGCCGCCAATTGTGTCGCCTTTGCGTAAACACCTATCCCGGGTGCATCCGCTAACGCACCAGCAGCACGTGCTACAATACTAGCGGGTTTGGAAATCATTCCTTGCCCATACTCATCACCTGCTTGTGCTTCGTATTTAGTTTCAGAATCATCCTTAACTTGTATGACTTTCGTTTTATTACAACATTTAGAAGTCATCGCAAGTTGCGGACATGGAATTCTAGAAACCACATCTCCTGGCACATAACCTGCCTGTGCTACATACTCACCTGCTTGTGGAGTGAGAGCTCCTGGTTCATTTGCTGTTGGTACTGCTAGGGTAACGTCAGATGCCCATACAAATACACTCACAGTAACAGAATCAGTGGCCCCGTTGGCATGCTTCAAATTTTGCATACCATGTATTATTATATCACCCATATCCCTCCAATCTTGATCCGGGATGCTCGATGCATTAGCTTCCCAAACAAATGGCAATGTAAGTTCGCCACCTTGCGACTTTGTTGGGTCAAGATAAACATGGGGTCTCTGGCTTGCAGCCACAACGTCTTCCTGGAAGAAAGCTCTGTCCTTTGTAAAATCATCGAAATTATGTAGCGGGATATAGGACGCTATTGCTCTTCCGTAATGGAAACCAT